ATGTATATGGGGTTATTCGGTAACAAAGAAAAAAAACTAGCTAAGAAAAAAGAAAAAGAAATAAAGAAGGCTGAACAAGCAAAAACTTTTAACTATTTTAAAGATAATAGTAACTTGATCATTGAAGATTTCTACTTTGATGATATCCATAAAAAAGCTTTTATAAAGAAGTCTATATTAAAAAATAGAGAGCAGTGTGTATTCAACTATAATGACATAATCAGTTATACACCGATTTTTGAAGGATCAAAAATAAAAAAACATCATGGAATAACTAGAGCAGTTGTTGGTGGTGTACTAGCAGGTCCTATTGGAGCTTTAGTTGGCGCCGGTACTGGTGGCAAAGAATTTGAATCTGTAAAACAATTAGGTGTTATGGTTCATCTTGCTGATAACTCATCAGTTAAATATTTAATCATTAACAGCGAAACTAAACTAGATTCTATTGTAGGAAGAGCCTCTATGGATATATATAATAAACTTGTTGCGAAATTAGAATGGATAGTAAAAGAAAAAGAAGGAGTTCCGACTAACACCTCAGAAAGTCAAGCAGATGAAATAAGAAAATATAAAGAACTATTGGATGATGGAATCATTACAGAAGAAGAATTCAATAAAAAGAAACAAGAATTATTAGAAATATAATATCAATCAAAAAGATGAGCATTTAATTTAGCTCATCTTTTTCTATTTACAACGCAAACATTTGTTCGTATACTCTTTTTGAGGTGAACATTATGTTGATGGAAGGAAAAACACAATTATGGTTTAAATTCGATCCTACGAATAGGTTTATCAAAGATTTTTATAAAGTATGGGATTCAGAAGTTTTCTTTTTAGCAATCGAAGATAGCTTATTAATCAATCTCTACTATTCTAATAAGAACTACTTTAAAATTCCTGCTGCGAAAACGAGAATGAAGAAAGACGTATATTTTTTGTTTGATATCGTGACTGACGTGCCAGACGCACGGAGCGATCATCGGCGTTATGACTATATAAAGTATACTTTCGTTGATCCAGAAAGGTATAAAAATTAATATAAAATAACAAAAAAATTACTTTTCAAAAAAAGACTCAGTATGCACTGAGTCTTTTTTAATCTTGTCCTTCTTTGAAAGTATTATAAACGTTAATAGCTGGAATATGAATTTGATCTATCCCAGAAATAGAAGATAAAGTAGAAATGTATGCTCTTATATAAGGATAAGCTATACTTATCATATTTAATCCAAACTTATCAATTACAGGAGATTCTTCACTATATTTTCCTATTTGGTCATTAAAGAAGAATATCATTTTGACAAAACAATAAAATGGTTTATCTTCTACTTCAAAATCTTCGTTAAAGATTTCAACAGTTAATATCAACCGAGCAGTAGAAGGATCATCCTTCTTTAGTCCAAAGTTACTTTCTACTTTTACTTCAAGTTCATTTTCTTCTTCAGAATACCAATCAGAAAAATCAACATCATTTTTAACTTTAAATATTGATTCGCTAATAATATTTTTAACTAATCTTAAATCACTTAATTGAGCTTCTTTTTTTTTACCCATTTATGCTGCAGCCTCACTATATAAGTTTCCATTTAAACTAAGTTTTACAAAAGAAAAACTATTATTTTTAGATTTATCTTTATCTACGTAATCTTCAAATGACATATTGACTTTTATATCATTTGAACTGCTATTTTTAATCCTATTTTTTTCTAAAGGTAGGAAAAAATCGTCAGTTTTATTATAAGTATATTCATCCTCAATTATTCCGAAAGCAAAAAGTATTTCACGAACTGAGTCTTCTGTAACCCATTTTTTTACCTCATCTATACTTGAATTGATTTTTATAGACATATTATAAACACTCCTCCTCTAGTAAATCTATCTTATCTTTATTTCTTATACATAATTCTAATCCATTCGGAACATAAGAAACAAGTTTTCTGTCTTCTTCTGTTTCCTCACACGGCGTGAATGTCCACATCAGAACTGAAGAAATTGTTTTATTTTCTCGTCTAGCTAATTCATTAATAAAATTTTCTATAACTAACCCATCAATAACATGCTGGTTATGTGTATTACTGGGTTTGCCAAATTGTTCATATATAATTTTGACGTGCTGTAAAAAAACACTCCTAAATGCATGGAATTTATCTCTTACATCTTTTTCCTCAAAATCTAAAATTTCATCTTCTTCAAAATTAGAAATAACTTTCATTACTGTATAATCAGAGTGACATTTTGAAATAAATTTTTCAGCTAATTCCTTTGTATACACAAACGAATAAAAACCGTATCCAAGACTTCCTGGTGGTTTTGCCTTTCTTCCTCTCTTAGTTCGATTATAATTTATCCCCGTACTAAACTCTGTATTATAATTTGTTAACTTTATATTTTTTTTATCAAATTTAATTTTATCTTTTGCTATATCTGATGCGGTACCATGAAAACTTTCGTACCTTACCATATCTAAACTCCCACTTACTCATATTATTCTATTCAAAATGTAAAACTTGATTTAACATGTAAAATTGTCTCATAAAAAAATGTTTTATACAATAGATATACTAAAAGATATCAATTTTTTTTATTAATTGCTTTTATAGTTTATTTACACTATATGTACTGCTCCTCAACGAGGAGCTATTTTTATCGTTTAGAAATATTCAAAAACCACCGTTTGTCATGAAAATCTTGCGCTCCACCTTTAGTGTTTCCCTCTGGATCATTCGTTGCACGCATCATGACATAGACTTTCTTATTAGGAAAATTACGCATATTGAAAGATACATGATAACCAACGTTTCCATAAGTACTATAAGCTTGGTTTACATCTGGTCTATAAATTCCATCAGCTTTTACTCTAGCTAATTCTTTCCCAGTATTGTAATCCATAATAAAGATATACTCGTATTTATAGTTAGCGATGTGCCATCCAGCTACATGCAAGTTTGCGTTTTCGATTTCTCCAAACTGATCAATGTGGGCGTAATTTTTTCCATCTGTCAGCGTGGGATTTGCAGCACCTGCTCTAGTTGGATCAATGACAGGCTTGTTTTCAGAAGTAGTTGGATTATCATCCGTAAAACCATGAGCTAAATCATAGGCTAGTTTTTCTTTACTTACGCCCATTTCAGAAAGATAACCGTAAGGATCTGTATGATCGCCCCAAATATTTTGCGTTACCCATAAATGCGATTTGATTCCTGGTTGGTTATAAGGCGTGTCCAATGTTAATGGAATACCATATTTCATTGCTGAATCTCTAGCCAATTCAACATATGCTTTATAGTTCTTTTCAAAAGTTGCTTTATCGTGCGTGTGTTGTAACTCAATCTGCACGGGACTGTTGGCATTAGCATACGAACCAGCCCCATACTGCACATAACCAGGTTGACCGACTTGGTAAACAATTCCGCCGTCTCCCACAATATAAGCAGTATAAGCGCTAGTCCATGAACGTTGCATATACTGCGCTTCATTGCGTCCTGTTGCTGTTTCATTAGCCGTTTCATGCAGTAAAATGTACTGATTATTTGCTACTTGTGAGCTACCTTCGTTTGGGCCCAAATTAAATTCATTGTTAATAGTATAGGCAAACCCATTAATCGGCAATAAAAAAAGAGCCGTTAACAAGCTCAATGATAAAATGATTTTCTTCTTCATTTTTTTCCTCCTATTTTTTTAAGTTATATGCAGACACACCAGTGATAACACCTAAAAACGTCGCTACTGCATTGATAGTCAGAACTGTCATATCTGTTCCATTCCATCCATATGCTTTGCCTAGTGTTGCAACTAATACAGATGTAGCCGGAAGTACCGTAAGTACCGCCCACTTAATGATTTGATAATATTTATCAGGTAAGATCATCTTTATTCATCTTCTTTCTATTTTTATCGAGATGTTTCCCTAAATAAAGTTTTAATTTGTTGTGTGTGTTCTACCAATTTTTCTGCATGTGTATCTAATCTTTCATCATGTTTCTTCAATTCTTCATGAATAGTAATGCGATCAGATTTGCTTGCTTCTAAATCTTTAGTCAGTAAATCTAAATTTCGGCTTACTTTTGAAAGAGTCTCAGTAATCTTCGAGAAAGATGCAGTAATTGGTTTTATTACTAATAAAATCAAAGAAACGATAGCGGTTATTGATCCTGCTATCGCTCCCCATTCCCCTAAATTAATCATGTGACAACTCCTTGAATCAAAATAAAAAGCACATCAATTAAGATGCGCTCTTATCTTTATTAATGATTTTATCTGCTTCTTCGTCTGTAATGCATAGTGGAACGAATAGTCGAACTTGATCGTCAGTAAAACAGCCCCAATCATACATCATTTTCACATCGCTAAAACTAAACATACTACTCACCTCCCTTTGAAGCTGGATTTAGTTGCTTTTTAATTTCTGAAATGTCTTTGCTATTTTGGAACGAAGCAAGCATCATTTTTGAATTGATTTGTGCTAAACTGTCAGCTTTTTCTTTCAATGCAGTATTTTCCTGTTTAATTGCTACATCGCTTAGCATGAGTTTGGCGTTGATCTGTTTTAAATCGCCGTTCTCATGTTCCAGAGCCTCGTACATCGCTTTGAGATTGTTTAAATCGTTGTGATCTAACGCGTTCGCTAAAACAATCCATTGGTTCAGTTTAGGATCAAACATCTGATCAGCGATCGTTAGCGGTTCGCCATCTGAACGAATCCCTTCAAGCGGTGGCTGATCCGTGTAAGGAACGGATACAAGCATGTCGTCCAATACTTTTCCTGCGTACTCTCCGCCAGTACGTCCATATTTCCAAATGTTTTTCATTTATTTCCCTCCTTCACTTGACTATTTTCTGTTGGTGCTGGCGCAAAAACCAAAGCAAATCCTCGAACAGCTAATTTTTTAACTGGCGTGGTTGGTGAATCGATGAATCGCACAATCGGCTTACGTGCGTCATCAAAATTGTTTTCGACAGTTATGTGGTAAGAGCCAAATCCACCATCCGTATAGTCAGGCTGACATACTCCCCCTAGCCAAAGATACCCACCAAAAATATTCGGAACATCGCTGTAAGTAAACGAGGCATTTCCATCTGCTCCCAACCGAATATAACTACCTTTTGCATATCCCTCTGTTTTCTGGAATGTTAAAGTTTCCCAAGCTAACCATGCACAACCGCCCAAATAGATTGCCCCATGCTTGGTATATTTATCGGTGTCTATGGCTTTAGCATATTCAACTGCCACGTTGACTCCACTTGATTGTAAACCTTCTGCGAAGTTCTTAAGCCCTAAAATAGTCTCAGGTTCGGTTAAGCTCACCGAATCATTCAAGCCTTTTTCAGTATATTCAGGCATGATGTCCCAGCTGTAGTCGTTCGGATTGTTGGTGTCTTTCAATCCTTCTCCGAAGTATTTAAACTGACTAATATTCGGAGTTCGGGTGTTGCCTTTTTCAATTTTAAGCCAGTCAATTTGGCATGCGCCTGCTGTTGATTGTGGTGTTTGATATATAGCTAATAGTTTAGGTGTGCTACTATTAACTGCATTAGGTGTAAAAGTTAACGTCCATATATCACTTAAGCCTTCTACTGGTTTCATTTTTCCTAACGAAACATCTCCAGAATTGTACACCCAAAAATCTTGAGTTGCTGGTTTAGTTCCTTTTATTGTAATTGTATATCTTTGACCAACTTTAAACTCTTCTAGCATGTTCACACCGTATAAACGGTATGCGCTCGTTTTAATTGGGAAGCTAACTGTTGGGTCAGCAATATTCTCTCCCAATGGCGCTTTACCTACCCAGTAAGGATCATCAAGTAAGTTAGGTTGATATGGTGTGGCTGTTGAACCCCTTTCTAGCTTAATTTCATAGCTTAGCTCTATTTCACCAGACAATCCTTCTTCTACTAAAACTTGGAAATAGTAGCTATTTGGGTTAATCAATGCACCTGTAGTAAAAGTTTTTGTGTAAGTTGTAAACTCAGCAGTTACGTTGGTACTATCCAGAATTAGTTCTCCAAGATTATTTGTAACATCATTTTGATTTAATCTATACCTTAAAAATATACGCTTGCCACTTTGTGATACAAAATTTGAAGATTTACGTAGAACATAAGTTATTGTGTAGGTAGTGTTTGGAAGTACAGGTGTCAAATAATAGGCACTATTTTTGTATCCTGCCATAACAAATAAATTAGTTCCTGAGGTCTTATTTATTTTTAAAAAGTTACCACCATCACTTATAGCTCCTCCACCTGCTTGAACAGCAAAATCAGAAAAAGAGAGATTATTCATTAAATTCGGATTCCCCGAATAATCATAGCCCCCGAAGTCGATGCTGTTGGAGTAAATTTTTTTCAACTTGCCGAGATCGCCGATTTGCTGATTGGTTTGATTCATCTTGTCTTCAACTGCTTTAAGATTGTTTTGTGCCGATGTAACGTTTTGAGAAACGGTATCAATCTTAGTTTGAGTAGCTTGTAGTTGCTCTGTTACCTCATCAACAGTTTGATCAATTGCTTGTGTGGCTCCCTCTACAAATTCATTTATTTGTTGGTTTGCCTTTTCAATCGTAGAATCCACATTTGTTAATGCTGCGTTAACAGCATCTGTCGCCTCTTGTTTGACCCCATCAAGTAGTTGTTGAAAGTCTTTAAAATAATATTCTCCATTCAATTGAACATCGCCATCAATGATAGATTTCTCAATATTAAAAGTAAACGCCAAATTGTCCGTATGACTACCATCTGGAAAATCAATATAAACATTGGCATCAACTTTACCCTCGTAAGAAAGTAACATGTCAGGAATCCGGTATTTTACAATCCCTTGCATGTAGCTTTCAGTAATGATCTGATTATCAAAAATTGGGAACTCCTTTTTCTCTTCCCCTTGATAGATGTGCATAAAAAGACGAACAGTCGCATCGATTAAATCGGTCGGACTTCCGTCTTGATTTTCAATATTAAATTGTAAAACACCAGCATTTTTATCATAAGATTTAAAAGTAAAGCCTGTAATCTTGGTGGCACGACTAACTGGTTCTGTAGGTACGGTGATCTCACCAACTTTTCTGTCTACCAAATCAATCCCTCCTTCCTACTTAACGCCTTCTATCTTGATGATTTGAATTTCTGCGTTTGTATTTTTGTGGTAATTCATATTTTCAGTGATTGCTACTTGGGCGGAACGAACGATCTTATAGCTTGTATCCGTCACACGTTCTAATTTCAACTCATACATTTCCATACCGCCTGCATCGTCATATAAGTTAGTGAACATGACAACTGGCCCAGTCACGTTATTTGCTTCGTACACCTGACCGCCCCAACCTTGAATATGAATGCGGACGGAACTGTAGTGTTTCATGCTATCTTTTAAGTCTATCGTCGTACCCACGCCATGTTTTTCGCCTTTGAATAGCTCGAAGGTTGTCACAACTTTTCGGAAACCCGGGCTATTATAACCGTTGTCATTGTTATGCGTACGTGCGATATAGATATTTCCGCCGTAACCGTCCGAAGCCCAAAGCAGTTTCCGTTTATTGTGTTCTTGCATAACACCTAGTAACATGATTGAACCATCGCCAAACATCGTGATTTGTCCGTTTTTGTACCATTGATTAGTGGTAGCGTAAAAGCCCGGTGGAACGTCGTACACGTTAGTATACTTCCAGCCTAGCTCATTATCCTTCAAAGCAATACCACGCGCGTTCATTGCGATTTCAGGCGTACAAAAACCGGCATTTAACGGTGTAGCATCGACATGAGCTTGTTGCGGCGTACCATCGAAATGAATTGCTAATTGTTGTAAAATCCACTTGACAGATTCTTGCAATTTTTTAATTTCTTTTTCCACTGATTAAACCTCCTAATACGTGAAATTGCGATTAGTGTAGTGGCCCACACCTTGTACTTTGATCGTACGTTTTGCCGTATCAATTTGCACATTTGCGAAACCCGCTTCATTCGCTGTGTTGTATTCCTCTTCGGAAGGGAAGGCTTTTGTTCCTACAATGATTTGCGTTGTACCTAAATATTTCACTGTTTCATAATGCCAATGCCCCGCAAAGATTGCCGCAACTGTTCCGCGTCCTTTTGTTGCGAAGTTGTAAGTCTTTTGTCCCATAGGACTCGGGTTGTAACCGTTCATTGTATTGTAATCAATAGTTACGCTTGCTCCTTGTTTGAAGCCGTCTAGTAAGGTTCCTAGTTTCGTCACGTTTGCTACGTCGTTTTCTCTTTCCATAGGTACATGTCCTACAATTACAACGTGATAGCTTCTATCAAGTTGTTCTAACCATTGTCCAAAGGCATGCAATTGGTTTTGCCCTAGTTTTCCATGAGGAAACTCAGCACCGTTGTAATATCCAGAAAACTCGATGAATTTTCCTTGTGAGTTCGTATGATCTTCGAAGTCATCGGTATCGATACGGTAAATCGCAACTTTTTTGTTAGGGAACAAATTAGGGCCGTAACGGCTATCATATGCTACGGCAATATCCGATCCTGTCAACGAATCGAGCCGTGAACGTCCGTCGTTTGCGTATGGGATTTTACCTGTTTCGTGGTTACCACGGCAAAGAATGATCGGAACTTCTGCGCCTGCTGTCGCTACGCTAGCAAAGCGTTTCAACACGTGTAAGTTCTTCGCGCGTCTTTCTTGTTCGGTATAAGGGTAAATACCCGACGCTGTTCCTCCACTGTATCCGTCGATATTATCCCCGCCGTACACCATCGCGTCCGCAAAGGTTTCTAGCGTCCTGAATTGTCCGACAATGCTCCAACGACGTTCTGTTTTGTCTTTCTGGTCGAAGTGATCTAAGAATTGCTCGTGTGAATCGACGTGGATATCCGTCATGAATCCCATGTTAAACTTAGTTTTATCCGCTTGCGCGATCACTGTGTCTAAGTTAGTAGGGCGAACGTAGTTGTACGCTCCTCTGTCGTAGAAAAGTTTGTCTCTTTTGATTGGCACTTGTTCTGCACCTTTAGGAACATTGAATGTTTTATTTTGAATATCGTCTAAGCGAGCGGCTAAACTGTCATAATCTCCTTTTGCTTCATTCAAAATGTTAATGATCGTACCACCTGGATCGATATTTTCCAGTATTTCACGATTATCTTCTAACCACTGCTCCCAGTCATTTTTGCCCTGATCCATGTAATCTTTGAATTTTCTTAGCAAATCCTCAAAGGTCCACACATAGCCAGAATCACGTAACTGGCTTCTAGATATTCCAGAAATGACTCGATAGGTAAAATCCTGTGTGCTAAATTGTTCACTCCAAGTTCCATCACCATTAAGTGATCGGAAACTGAAATGTGCGGTGTTTTCACCGCCCCATTGCCAGTCAGGCTCACTTAAGGTGTAAACAAGCCTTGCCTGTGCTGGACTGTATTCCTGTACTTTTTGTTCAACAGGTTGGTTTTCACCAAATTTTGTTGTATTAATAAAAAATGGCACTAGGCCATCGAATGTTTTTAGTTTGCCATGTTCCACCACTTCAACAACGAACTTTTGAGTTAAAACATCTCCTTGCCGAATCCGAACCAAATTTATTCCGTTATTTGGTTCTGTGGTGGATAGGACCATTTTATGTTGCGTTTCTGCCACGACTATCCCTCCTTTAGAAATTGATATAGTCTCTTGCATTGTGGAAATGACCTGAAGAAGATGGATAAAATTCATCCATAAATTGGAAATGAAGATGTTCTCCAGTGGATGGTCCTGTTGTCCCCATCAGTCCAATTTGCTGACCAGCAGTTACTTTTTGACCTTTTGAGACATCCACACGGCTTTGATGAGCATAGCCTGTATACATTCCATCAGCATGTTTGATTACTGTCCAGTTTCCATACCAGTCATAATAGTTCGCATCTCCTGCAACGATGACTTCTCCATCTGCTGATGCAAAAATAGGTGTATTAGGATTTCCATTTACAAGGTCAATACCGTTATGAAATTCTTGTGCTTCTGTGATTGGAGAAGTGCGCCAGCCAAATTCGCTCGTCACTTTGATTGGATCTGCAATTGGTTTTATATATCCTTTTGATGCAGGAATTTCCAAATCTTTAAACTTGTCATACCATTCTTGTGCCCATGTCGTCCGTTCTGGATGTGGATCACGTGGACGTTCAAAGTTAGCCACGAATGCTTGTGTTGCTGTGTTGATATCGGTCAGATTCATGAATTGTGTCCATGTATAAGGATAAGCGCTAGTAACAAGCCATTGACCGTTCGGTGCATGCCACATCAACAATTTGAACTGCGCCGTGATCGTGTCTGGATCATCACTGATGCCAGCCTTTGTCATTAAGTTGAGCATATAGACACGTCCGCTAGTTGCACCTGTGGAATCCGTCCATTGCCATACACCATATCCGAATCCTGGTGCGCCATTGCCCTCATCGGCGGTTGGATTAGCATCTGATTCTCCTTGTGCATTGCCAAGTAAAGCTGCAGTAGCTTGTTTAGTAAAGCCAGCACCTATTGCCATTGCCCAAATCTGCCAATAACGTTTATCCCGATCAGTAGTTACTTCTGGTGGATATTGTCCATTCCAACCGTTATCGTTTCCTCCAGTATTGTCTCCTCCATTATTGTCTCCACCGTTTGTATCGATTTTAACGCCGTTCACATATAATTCTTTGACATCTAGACGGCCATCTATGGTTATATTTCCTTCTGAAAATTTACCATCACCGTAAAGATTATATTTGCGCTTATCAGCAGTAACGTCTGCTGGAATTTGAAAAACAGGATTCCCTCGATCGCCGCCGTCCCCAGCGTTAATGGAAAAAATATAGTTTGGTTCTTTCCATACAGCAAAGCCGTTAATCCCTTTAGAACCATAAGTAGATACAATTGAGCCCAAGCGTTCTCCATGTACATCATCTAGTCCAGTAGACTTGACTTGTTTTTCAAAAGAAAGTTCTCCCCCCTCTGCCACTAATTGGAAATCTTTATCGTCAAATGTTTTTAAAGCTACCCCTTGCACGAGGATACCAGACAGAATGCCTGCGCGAATAAAATTAGCATTGAAAGTTCCATCCAACGTCCAAGCGGTCGTGCTATCACCATTGTGTACATCTTGGATTGTTTTCCATTCACCTTTCTTACACTGTTTGAAAGATATTCCTGAGTTATTTTGGACCATAAAAAAGCGTGATCTAGGAATGTTAGGTCCATCCATATAAACAGTTTCATAGATTTCTCTACTATCACTAACACCAGCTTCAATTCCATTTACCCAATAAATAGAACCGCCATTATCTCCTGCACCTCGCATAATGTCATCTTGATATTTTCCAATCTCTGTCGATTCGTAAAATGTCATTTTGCTAGATTCTAAACTATTAATATTATTGACAATAGAAGCCGTTTGTTTTCTAACATCTTGTGTTAAATTATCCCCTAATTCGATATTCGTTTGACCGGTAAGCCGATTGAATGTAGTTTTATAAATACGAGTTTTATAGTGATAACCTTTATCGTATCTGTGAATAGTCACTGTATTTCCTATCACATCTCCTCCAGTGACTTCAGCTTTGAATTGTACTAACGGTCTAGCAGAATCGATTAAGGTTGAATAAGTACTTTTAAGTAATTCTGTTGGATCATCTATATCATCAAACACTACTACGGTTTCTCGTTTTCTCATTGATCCATCTTTTTGTGGTATCCCATACTTTTGAGTTGCTTCCGGATCTTCAAGCCAATTTTGGCCTTTAGGCTTATCTAAAGGATCACCATTCGACTTTTTCCATTCAACATCAGTGAATTCAATTCTTCTACCGTATCCGTCACCAACCTCTTCGCCTCGCCCACGACCTATCATTGAAGTTGAGATGGAGCTTCGATCTATCTCTCTTACAACTGTTAATGCTTTACTACCATATACAAAACGTGTATTCGATTCTTCACCAATTTGTTCATATACTTCGATCCATTTATCCTTTATTCCATCAGAATTCAAAGAACACCTAAAGACAAATTCCATACCTAAGGTTTGCAATTCTTTCAACGCTTCTTTTACAGAGACATAGTAAAAAGTTGCAGTTACTGCTGGTAACATTGCTTCTACGTGACCAACACGCCAATTTCCTTCAGTAAATTCAATCAATCGATCAAGAACATTTTTTAAGGGCTGCCCACTCGGCCTAATATCTTTGATGATGTAAGCATCTAATTCATTTGTCGCAAATCCTAACCCTGTAAACTCTAATGTTTCAGATGGGTCGCTCACTTTAGTAATTCGATACAACGAAAAAGACGACTCGTTTTCACGAATCGCCATATATCTTGCATCTTCTATTTCTTTATCATATTTTGTCGTAACGTAAAGAGTATCTTTCATTAGATCACTCTTATCAGAACTAATTTCTTTTTCTTGGGAGACTTCAATTAAACTTCTTTTATTTTTTCTTTTAATAAGTTTTTGCAAGTGATCAAAGAAATAAACTGTCTCACTCAAATTGTCGCCCCCCTATAGAATATTTTAAGCTTCCCATTATTGCTAGTTATCTTCTGACCTTGCTTAAGATAAAAGTTCTCAAAATCACTTTCTAAATCAATCATAGAAGTACAATCTTCTCCGTTTACAGTTACCTGCTCATCGGAAAAATCAAAAACCAACACGTCTCCTGTTTTTATTGCCGCATCAGTTATCGTGATATTTTGTTCTCCGTTTGTAATTTTGATTGAATTATTCATGGATAAAGTAACTTCAATTTTTCTTGGTGTTATAGGAAACTGTATCGGATTTCCAATATAGCCATCACTAACACATTCTTTTGTATACTTTAGTGGGTCCGCACAGAATACATTAAAACTTGAAATAATAGAGTTGGAGTCTCCTGGAACAGTATCAGTTGATGTATAGCGACCGTAGTAATAAAAATCTAATTCATCATGAAACCTAATTTCCACGTCTTCATTCCGGTATAAATAATTCAACAGCTCTTTGAATTTAAACTGTAATTTTTCTGGATCTCTGTCTTCCAACTTGTATGTTATTTTTAGTGTTCTTGGAGGTATTTTCTGATTTGTAATGATTGAACCAATTTGTATATCTTGCTGTTCAACTTCTACAGAAAGCATTTCTCTACCTTCCACCGTAAGTGTTTGATAACCCTCAATCAAATCTTCTAAATACATTCCATCGTACATCATGGCAGACGTCGGAAGGAATAGTTTAGAACTAGTGAGATTAATGGTTGTATCTTTGAATGAGTACATTTTATTTTCTCGTTGATCCAAAATATTCCCTCCTAAAATTCCAGATTAATATCTGCACCTTCGCCCATAGCTTGTGAAATATCGTCTACAAACAATCTAAATGATTGTCTTCCAAGGTTGAATTTAAATACAGCTGGTTTAGTAGAGCCGCCCATATTTACTTTATGTTCAACTTGTGCACCAATGTTTTTATTTGCATTTTTCAGATTTGCAGCTATATCTACATCAGGATTTGCATTGAAAAGTTCCGCGATAAAGTCTGCCATACTTCCAACAGTATTCTGTACGTCATTGAATCCTCCTGTCAGTCCTTTATTCAGACCGTTCATAATAGCTTGACCAGCTGGAATCAATAGCTTTCTATCGTATTGGATAGGTCCTTTGTGTTCACGAATCCAATCACCAATACCTCCAACAAAATCTTGCACAGATTTCCATGCATTTTGTAACCCTTCTAGAAAACTATCCATGATGGCTTTTCCGGCTGCTAGTAAATCGATATTTTTCAAGTTATCAAACCAGCCAGTTACTCTATCCACCGTATCACTAACAGCATTTACTAAATTATCCCACACTTCTTGAGCGCCACTTACTAAATTGTTGAAAGTATCTATAGTGCCTTGTTTTAGGTTTTCCCATCCTTGAATTATATTATCTTTCGCCCCTGTAATTAAGTTGATGATCCACGACTTAAAGGAGTCCCAAATATTTCTTGCACCTTGAATCGTATTGTTGAACAAGTTGATTGTTCCTTGTTTTAAGTTGTTCCAGGCTTGTTTTACGTTATTAGAAATGCTATTCGATGTCTCCGATAACCAAGACGTAAACTTGTCCCAAACATTTCTTACCCATTCAACAGACGTGCTTACAATATTTTTAATTGAATCCCATAAATTAATCCAAAAATTACGAAATCCTTCACTTGTATTCCACAAGTAAATAAATGCACCCACTAACAAAATGATACCAGTTATTATTAATCCTATTGGATTGGCAGTCATAACAGCGTTCATCAATTTTTGTGCGGTTGTATATATTTTTACAGCTTTAGTTGCTATCCCCATAACAGTTTGATAAGTTACAACTGCTGCGGCTATTGCTGTAATCATTGGTAAAAAAGGTTCGATAATTTGATAAAGAGTAGATAAAAAACTAATAACAGATGGTAAAGCAGTAATGATTATATTGAAAGTGTTTGTAATTAGACCTTGTAGTTTGTTCAAGTTTTCAGCAATTGAACCAAGACCAGCATTTTGCATTCCTTCATCAATAGCTTTAAAGATATTTGCCAAACCTTTTACAACTGCTGTTTTTATATTTTGAAATGAGGTTTTAATTCCGGCTGAGTTTTTCTTAGCTAGATCAGCAAAACCGCCAACGCCATCGTTTAACTCAATTAATCGATTGTTAAAATCGTCAAAAGTGATTTTACCACTCTGTAATGCAGAATAAAGATCAGTGACAGAGTTAACACCTTGATCTTTGAATGACTTTGCTACTTTATCCATTGCAATCGGCATAGTTTCTTGTAATGTTCGCCACGACTGCATATCGACTGTACCTTTTGCTAACATTTGTTGATATTGTTGCATTCCTCGGCTTGCATCAGCTGTAGAAGCACCTGATGCTAAAAAAGCATTGTTTAAGGCTAGGGCTGTGTCTGTTCCTTTATTTAAGCTACCCGTTGAGATAGCTAATTGCTGTGTATTTGAAACAATTTCATCTAATGAAGTTGGCAACCCATCTATACCCTTAGTCAATTTTTGCATTGATCCATCAACTTCTTGCGTGGAATATCCTAGTGCCTTCATCACCGTAGGATATTTATTAAGCGTATCAAAACGATTAACCGCACCACCGACTGATTGTGTCACTGTTTGAACGGCTGCATCCAACACTTTGAAAATGCCCATACCCTTTGCAATATCCGTAATAGAAGTACCAAACTTGTTTGTATTGTCTTGCAAACCATCCGTTTCATTTTGAGCACTTTTCATTGTAGATGAAAAATTCTTATCAACTGCTGTAAGGATCGCTTGCACAGAATAGCTTTCCATACTCTACCTCCTTTCTTATTTATTTGCTTTTTTAATCAGATTGACCAGTTCGCTGTCTATTACCTCTTTTACTCCGATAATTTCTTGCTCTTTTTGTTTATAATCAAAGAAAGATTTGAAGGTTTGATAAATTGGAACTTGTTTTTTACCTTTTTTCTCTTGTGCTTGAACTTCGTAATTTTTCCAAGCGGCAAGATGAATCAAATATTCTTTGTCTAACATTTTTAACTGGTGAGCTTTTTGCCTTAGTCTGTATTCGCTTATTGTTAAGCGATCCATTTGATTAAAATCATTTATTCCCAAATAACGTAGACAATTCAATTGAAACTCTTCATAAATTTCATCAAAATCTATCTTTTTTGTAATTCTTCCAGAAGTTGGTTTGTCTTCAATTTTGTAAATTCCGACTTTTTTAACTCTTCTAAAACATCATCAAACAACTGCTCGCTACCATTTTCTTCAATGTAATCTGCAATTGCGATCTCACTTACTTTCGGTGTTTCTGTTGAATTAGCAACTTTCAACATCTCTACAAGAGTTTCTACATCTTTATTAAGAAAATTCGATAATATTGTTTCCATTCCCATTTTCATCGTTAACCCTTGTTCAGTCACGGAATATCGACGATTCATCTCTTTAATGAATCCATAACCAAAAATAAAATCATATTCTTTTTCCTTTATAACTAGCCTCATTGCTTTTCATCCTCCTTAAAATAAAAAGAGAGCGTCTAAGCTCTCCTATGCTCCTGGTGAAGTTGCTTTCACGGTATCTTTGAATGCATATTGAACAACATCGGCTTGATCTTCTGTCAAGGTTGCATAACCATCTTGACCAACACCATTTACTGCAAATGATAAACTTAATTCAACGTTATCCTCTGCAGCAGCCGATGGAGTAAATTCAGACACATATGCTTGGTAATAAGTAGCTTTGTACTTATTTACATTATCATCTGTTCCCTGTTCTGCTTTGTTGATTTCCCAAATTTCAATGATATCGCCATTTAATAAGGCTTGTTTCATTTCATCTACATGAGAATCGCCTTTGGCAACTATTGAAGTAGCCGAAAAATCATATTCAACTGGGCTTAAACTTTGAACGTTTCCGTCTTTTGTCACTGTAGAGTCTGAATCTCTTGATAAACCATTTTCGTGTTCTGTTTGAAATGCCATTTTCCAAGCAGCTTCCTGAGTTTCTTTTTTCAATAAGCGATAAAGCAAAATGACATCAATACCTTTTAATGCTTCCATGTTCTTCCTCCTATCTAATTCTAAATTCAAGTGTGACAACCGCTCGTTTTAGGGGCGTATTGGTTGTTGTGTCGTCCATCACTTGAATTCCACTTGCTTGATAATTTAAAGCCCAATAATAGCCTTCTGTGGCTTCTATCAATCTAGCTTCATTAAAAAGAGCAGATGCCATATTTGACACCTGCTTTCGTTTCTTCTGTAATCCCCAAACGGATAAAACCACAATCACAGACCCTTTAATGTCAGTTTTATTTACTTCATGGATGGTCTGAGTGTTCTCAAATTCCACAAAGGGATAACCAACATCCTCTAAAGTTTTGTAATCGTATGTTTTATATCCAAGTTTGTTTTGGGATATTTTAAAAAGTTCATCAAAAATCGACTGATCTCTTGTCTTAATCATCATTTCACCAAGGCTTTCATTTCAGCCATAAATTTGACTTTTTGATAATTAAAAGCTGGTCTAACATAAGGCTGGGCCGACATAAAGCGAGTTCCATATTCTACATAAGGAGCATAGTCTGCTGTCGGTCCTACAATACCAGTTAAACCAGCTTCTAAAAGATTCATGTTTATTGATCTTCGTAAGTAACCTGTATCCACTGGCGCACCTTTTTGCATTCGTTCAGTCATTTCAGCAGTATTACTTTTCACGACTTTTTGAACGTCATTAAGCGTTGCTGCTTTTTTCAGATGTCGCATCAGCTGATCGATTCCTTTATATTCAAGTTGTGCCTTCATCAAGAACCACCTCTTGCACAATTAAACTATTTCTATATGCTGGATTTCTAGCTGTTTTTTGTTGCCAAGTCTTTCCTTCAATCTCGATATAGTCAAATGTAGGGATAGAAAAAAGAGGCTGCGTCCTAATGACCTTCACCCCTTCTTCCACACTACCAAAAATAGTCACACTTCTATCAGTGCCAATATCTGTCACGTTTGCCTCTGTTCTTGTTCTTTCTGGTTTTCCTTCAACCCACTCACCGAGATCTGGATCATATTTAGAGTCAGATGAACGTTTAACAAATATAATTTCATCTGTAAATCTCATATAAATTTAAACCTCCCTCGCTTTGGCTTGTACAACTCTTCCTGATCTTTACGCTTAAATTCGTCAATCTCATTTTGATACTCTGAAAAATCCGAATCAGGAAAAGCCATAGATAAACCTTCTTGAGAATATGACTGCATACCTTCTTGACCAATTCTATTGAATCTTTTCAACGATACTTCATATACAACTGTTTCAAATTCTTTAGGAACTTCTTGCGTATTTAACAAGGTTTTCATACGCTCATTCGTTCTTCGCTCAATAACTTCAAGCTTTTCATCTATTGTTCCTTTAAGAAGTTTTTTAATATCATCTGCAATCATCATATTTTTACTTCCTAACTAGCAGGTTGACCTGTCACATTGATTGAAGTAGTGAATTCTCCAGAAGTAAATGTGAATGTTGCTGACCCTTCTGCTGCAATCGTTCCATCAAAACCACCATTTTCATTTTTGGTCACTGTTGCGATAGCTCCATCACTTGAAGTTGCTGTAGTAGCTGCAACAACAGCAGCTGCATCGCTAGCATCTGCAGGCACAGCTGAAATAGTAAATGTTTTAGTATCGCCTACTTTACCGGTCCATGTCTTTTGATTTGGCACAATACCGGTAGCAGGCGTTACGCTTTTGGGGAAATCTTCCCAAATGCTTCATCTTTTACAATCATAAATCCAACATCCATTGTTGCACGCAAAGCAATCAGTTCTTGCTCAAACAAGTTAACTGGGGTTCCATCTTCATTAGTTAAAGTAGACAATTGGGCTTCTTCAGAAATCTTAAATGAAATATTATATGGGATTCCATAAAACATGTAATTAAAGTCTCCAGCGTAAAGAGTTCCTTTATCTAAAGACTTAAGGTCTACTACTGGTAATCCGTCAATTGTATTAGCAGAGCGATCATAAATAAACTCAACATTTGACCCTACTGTTTGAGCTGCAGAACGTAATTCTGTACGATTTTTTCGGTTTGAAATAAACGCATTAGGTTCAAATTCATTTTCTGCTAATTTGTCTTCTAAGGCTAGGATATTATCATAAGTCAATCCGCCTTCAACCACATTCCCCGCACTAATAACTGATCCGTCTAGTGACTGAGGAAATGGGTTTTCTTTATTTAATAAGGCAGCTGCATCAAATTTTTTATAGAAAGCTTCAGCAATTTTTGGCTGCATCTCCTCAAAGAAATCTGATAATTTATAATTTAAATATTCACGAGAAACCGGAAGAATGACACCGAGTTTTTTTGCAGTCATCGTAGCTTGCATCCATTTAGGTTTAGACGTTTTAATTTTTTCACCTTCACCCACCCAGTATGCGCCTGGTCCTTCTGCAAAGTATTCAAATTTCTTTTCTTTGTCAGTCATTTCTTCGTATTTTGCTAACTGCATGATCTTAGAATTTTCCATAACTTCACTCAAAATGAGCGTATTATATTTATCAGGAATTTTTCCCTCTTTCGTTTCATATACCAAGACATTATCTGGATCCCATGTTTGAGCAAACATTTGCAAGTTCATTGGTAAAAGTTGTTTCTTTTTCATTAAGTTTTCCTCCTATTTAATAATTCGATTTTTAGCAGCTAGTTTAGCCACTGTTTCTTTAGTATTTTTCGATGCTGTAAATTGTCCACCTTCATTTGGTGGTGTTTGTCTTGCGTTTTCTCTCTTAATCAAAGAAGCAAAGTTAGTGATGACTGCTACAGCTTGTTTTGTGGCATCTGCATCATCAGAAACAATCAGACCAAGTAAATCATCATCGTGTGGTAAATTTGCATCTGTCAGCATTTTAGAAGCTTCTTTCGTCATTTCAGATAGTGCCTGTCCACGCTTTAATTCAGCGATTTCAGCTTCTTTTTGTTCCAACTCATGCTGTAGTTTTTCTTCCGCATTCATTTTTGCCAGCTTTTTAGCTTCTTCTTTTTTTGCTTCTAGTTCTTTTTCCCACGCTGCTTTTGCTTTATTCGTCTCAGCAGCGATCATTTTCGCTACTTCATCACGAGAAAATGTTTTGCCAGTATTGTTTTCTTCTTTTGCTTCGGTCGGTGTCTCTTGTGAGCCAGCTGGTAGGTTTCCTTGTTGTCCCTCATCACCAGATCCACCATCTCCTGGTTCAGAAAAAAATTGTAAGTTCATTGGCATAAATAAACGTTTTTTCATGATTAATCCTCCACGGTTACGCCGCTACCCGATAAATTTGACCAGTTACGCCGGTCAGCCGAAAATAGCTTTCTCTTTAACGCCTGTAAGCTGTAAGAAGGCACAATAAAAAGCCGTTAATTTGTGTTAACGGCTTGATATTCGTTCTATATAAGGTGCTGTACTGCATCGACAAAATGGATGCATATTAGGAGCGTTACTTCCTGGCTGCATATCGGCAACATCAAAAACTTGATTATTTAACGGTATACATAGTTTGCACGCCGTTGGTTCTGCTATATAGATGTACTGGGTAATGCCTGCATCTCTATAACTTCGTTCTTGAATCCCTACCTGAACTCTAGTCGTTTCAGTCACCATCAAACGTTGAGTGTTGAACTTAGTGTTTTCTCGTCCTTCAGCTGTTAAATATTCTGCCAATTTAGATGCAAGTTGCTTGGGATTTTTCCCCATCGTTATACTTCTGACTAACAACCTATCTAATTCTGATTTCAATTCAGATTGATACATCCATAAGCGATCACTAAAAGACACGTCATCACTCAAAAAGGAGCTGTTTATTACTAGTTCTATCAGCTTTGCATATCCACTTGAAGCAATAGTCATTTCTAAAATACCGGCTTGTCTCTTCAATTCAGCTAAACCAGCTTTTGTTAATTCATTCGAAAAGTACTTATCCAATTCATTAAACAGTGAAATCAATTCAAGCCCGATATTAGCTTTTAAGAGCTCTAATCTATTTACACGCATCGTAAGATTGTATAGCTTTAATTCTTGGTTTGCTGTAGGAGAAAAATCTTTCTCTTTGACATACTTCTTTGCTTTGCGAGCGAATGCTTTGACATCCATTTCACTAGCACGCTTCATCGCTTCGCTACGAGTGATTTTCTGGCCATTGGAGAAACTGTCCCACTGCGCGTCTATTTCTTTTTGTATCGCATCTTGTGCGTATTGCATGCGACTTTTAATTTCTGCCATGCGCTTTTTATCATCTTTAATTTGTTGCTTTTGCCATTCCTTTTCCCGTTTGATCCAATATTCTTGGGAGTTCATTTAATCACCCCCCTGTTTCATCTTTTTTGTTGTTAATTACTTCTTCACCATCTGAATCAAAAATGCCAATCTGCTTTTGCGTTTCTTTATTTACTCGTTTCAACTCTGCCTGTACATCTGGAACAAAGGAAGCGAGTCCTAAGATCGTCTCTTGACTGAGTTCAGCTCCAGCATCAACCAAAGATTTCAACTCTTCCAGAATGGCTTTAGGTAGATTAGGCGTAAATATTACACGTAAGCCTTTCAAATCGGAGTTATCCATTTCAGAAATACTTGATTTTAGGCTAAATAAAAGACGATAACGCCGCATAAGACCTTTTTTGAATAGCCTTTGCTTTGTTGCCGTCATTTGTTCAAATCCAAATAATTTATATTTCATTGCTTCTCCCGATTGCACTCCGGAAAAATTGTCATCAGTAAGATCAGGAACCATGGATATTTCGTGGATATCCTTGCGCACTCTGTCTTTGTATGCTTCTACACCGTTCACATCATATTGTTTGTAAATATATCCTGCAGTCACACTTGTTTTATTACCGTTCACATCAGTTCCAGACTCAAGCAAAAGCATATTCGCTTCTTTCTGCTTGATGGCGTCCTCTGTGGATAGTCCTGCTGCTTCAATATCGCCACTAATAACTAGGAGAGCATCGTTTAAATCAGTCATATAGTTGGCAGTATCAGACTGCCCTGCATCGTATAGATCAATCAAAGATAGTACATCTTCATACAAGCCCATCCGAAAACGATTAGGAGAATACTCTGTAATAGGTACCTCTTTATATTCATGCGGTTCATCCTGGGGATTTTTTAACTCAATTGCTGTTAGTGTCGTCTCATCATAAGTGATACTTTTTTCTTTTGTGTATACGATTGGTTGAATGTACTGTTTATCAGCATCCTTGTTGAATCTTGTCTTAGGATACCGTACAGCCAAAATAGGCTCTCGTTTTACTGTAGTATCATATACAACAAACGTTTCAAATACATTAGCCAAATCAACATAATCTGTATCATCTGAATCTCGATAGATAATCTCATAGGCTCGCCCATACTTATCCATATCAAGCCAGAGTTCAGCATTTAACCCATCTATGTCATTATTAGTATTAAACTCTTCGATTTCTTTTTGTTGATTTGTGTCCTCGATTTGCACTTTTATAGGATTGCCTGTGTTGTACCCAACATCAAACGTACAAAGAACTTTTCCAAAGTTATGTGCTGATCGATGATCCGCTTTTTCCTTTTCTCTACGTCTACGGTTATCCATGATATTTGTATTTCTAGCTTTGTAATAATCATCTAATACACTTAGCCTTTTTACCTGATATTCATGATGATGTTTTATCATTGCTGCTAAAGTATCTAAATCGTTAAGTAAATCTTCTGCTGAGCTAAACCTATAGTGAAGATTGGAATCTACGCTAAACTTTACATAATTTGTGTTCACGTCGTTAGAATAATGTATATCAGATCCATGTTCAAACTCGTTTACCTTATTCATTTCTCACACTCCTTAAAATATGCGCTTAACACGTTTAATCTTTTCGTTGACATTAACTTTTGGTTTCTTAAGAAGCTCATGAGTATATATCGCATATCGAACGGAGTCTAGCACATCATCATATTCTTTTATTGGCTCGCCTTTTTTCTTGTCCCAAATGTATTGATAAATTTCATCCCGAAATTTCATCACTCTATCTTGACAGATAAACAATTTATCTTGTTTAAATCTCTTGGCGACTTCCTCAACTCCAGATAACCGTGCTTTATGAGCATTTTTAGCATTAATCTTTTCTCTTACAAACCTAGCCACATGCTCCGGTCTCGCAGAGTCACAATAAAAAGGCACTCGTAAGCCGTAACGCTCTTGAATGCCTTTTGCTACATCTACCCAATAATCAATCTCTTCAAATTGAGTAGCATGTTCTTCGATTAAATAAGCTGTTCCGTCATCCGTTTCACCTATAACTACGATTGAACCCCAGTGTTCATATCCCCAGTCAACACCACAATAAAAGTTGCTCAAAGGTGGTAAGTCTTTTGACTGGATGTAGTGCTTGCTAGCATCAAAATCACGATAAACGACACCTTCTGCAGAAACCCATAAACCTTTGATATCACGATCATAAAACATGCCGCTTGGTGTTGATTCTTTAATATTATTTCTATAGCGTTCAGATAAAAAAGTATTATCATCCAATTCAAAGTGGAACGATTGAATGTTTTTACTTGAATTGTCGATATACTCTTTCTTCAGCCAGTGTTCCGGGTTGTCAGGGTTTGTGTCAGCTAGGATTCTCGCTCCTGTTCCTGAACAACGTGAAACGATTTCAGCAAATACTTCTTGTCTAGCTAGCGATGCCTCATTGATATAAGCGCCATATGCTGTCATACCACGAATTGCACCAACACCGCCAATGTTTCCTGTATAAGCTTGTACGACCTTAACGCCAAATAACTTAAAGTTTCCATGTTTATCGAATTTAGGTTCTATGCTGTACATGTTGTATAGTTCCTGTAAGATGTTCTTTTGGATTGTTGCACTTGAAACTCCTGCTAGGATATACATTGGTTCCTTAATGTCTTCTTCATCGGCAATCTTTCGCACACGTCGCAATTCAAACAAGAACAAATCATTGTTTATTTTTGTTTTCCCAGAACGTTTTGCTCCATGTAATAAAGTAATGAACCAATCATTCTTAATGGTTTTATTTAACACGTCGATTTGCTTTGGGTTATAAATATCAACTAGTGCCATCTAATTCACCACTAATCTTTTCTAACAACTCATCAAGTTTTTCTTCGGTAGATTTTTCAGAATCATTGCGTAACAAATCAGCTTTTAGTTTCAGCATATCAATTTCAACTTCAAGCTTATTCGCTTGGTTGTTGTATACTTTGTTTCTTGATTCCTCTGTAGCTAATGCATTAAGCTGCTTGATTGCCTTCGTTAATTGGTTGCTGATTCTAGTAAGCGCATCTTCAATAGACAAAATGTCATCTATTTTTCGATAAGTCTTTCTTGAGACCTGTACGTCTTGCATAACCTCACGCTTGATTTCTAGCTTTTTACCATCCTTTTCGATTGGCGTTTTAATCTTTCGCATTTGTTGCAGGCGATCAACCTCTTCATCGTTTAAACCTGACTCGGCTTCTTTTATCCGTTTCATCATTCGTAACTGGCGTATCTTTAACAACCGTATTTCCTCAGACAAAACAAAAGAAGGATCATCATCCAAACTTGAATAGATGTCCTTTTCTTCATCGCTTAACGTGTCAAAGAATATTGTTTCATATTCGCCTGTTTTCAAAGCATTCTTGTTTCTCTTAGGTGGTGATGCTCTGCTGTTTCCTTTGTTACCTTTAGCATTTTGATTACCAATAGGAGCGCCACCTTGATTGGTAACGTTACTTTTGCCATTGGTAACGTTACTTTTCAATTCAGCGCTCCACTTATCTTGAGATTTCCATTTTCTAATTTGAGAATTTGAAACATTTAATTCAGATGCAATTTCTTTTAACTGCTTTTCTCCGTTAGATTCTAACCAAATTTTCTTGGCTTCATCACGTCTTGGATCACGTTTTCTTGCCATTCAATACACACCACCTCACATTCTGTTTAGGTTGAGTTTTGTTTTTCTATTTTCCTCGTTTAGCTTTATCCCACTCAGTTTTTAAATATTCACGAAAAATTTCACGAATTGTTTGAATTGAGTTGTCAATTGAACTTCTCTTTTCATCAGCATAATTTCTACTACTTTCAGATAAGTATGGGTTGTAAAAACCAGGCCTAGCCTCCTTTGCCTCTATATCTTTTACAATATCTATTGACTTTAATAAAGCTTTCTCTACAGAATCATGATCGTCTTTTTTACTAAAGTGAAGTAGTATTTTTTCCGCAGTCAATATAGATTCTTGTATACTTATCATTAATTCATCTTCTTTTTTTAATAGTTGTTTTTCCAAATGGTCCTTTCTATTATATATTTCTTCTTTTTTTTCAAATTGACCTAAATCTCTACTCAGATCATGGATTTCTTTCTGCATATCATACATTCTACTAACAGTTATTTTTATATCAAACAGATAAGATAAATATTTACTAACTAAGTTTCGTACCTCGGCTATCCATTCTATTCTTGCTTTCGCTTTTAAATTAGCATCTATTTCTTTTTGTTTCAATTTCTCTTGCAACGATTGATTTTTTCTGTTTTGATAAACATTTATACAAACATTCACAATGATACCGATGATAGTTCCACCAAAAGGCACCCACAAATTCCACCATTCCATAACTAGCCACTCCTAATAAATTTTAAACTAAGTATATCAGGAATTTCATATAATTTGTTATTCATTGTCGATATCCTTTAGCATCAAATCAGCTTCGATTAATATCTTTAAATCGGAAACTTTGTCTAACTTGATTTGTCCTGATTGGAGATTTTTAAGCCATTTTCCTAAAGCTACTCGAATAATTTTCTTATATTCTTCAATTGATTCTGCTTTTTCCATAGCTTTTTCAATCTCATAATCTAAGTCAAAGTTTTCATTTTCCATTGTGTAAGCACCCCGCATTTGATAAAATGCTAAAAGACACAGAGGGTGTCGAAAAACCACGCGTGGGAATTCTCTGTGTCTTCGGGGTGCTTTTTCGCCTCGTTGAAGTAGTCGAGTGTTAGCTGCACTCGGCTTCTTTTAATTTAATCTTACCGCTTTTTTACCTGTAAATTCTCCCCATCGATTAATGATTACATCGACATATCGTGGATCTAATTCCATGAGATATGCACACCTGTCATTCTGTTCGCAGGCAATCATTGTCGTTCCACTTCCTCCAAATACATCTAAAACTTTTTCGCCTTTTTTCGAACTATTTTTTATTTGATAATCAAATAAAGGGACAGGCTTCATAGTAGGATGTTCCCTATTCGCTAAAGGTTTATCGAACTCAAGAATCGTTGTTTGTTTCCGATCTCCATACCACTTGTGACTGCCATCATTCTTCCAACCATATAAACAAGGTTCATGTTGCCAATGATAATCTTGCCGTCCAAGAACAAGTGAATTTTTTAGCCAGATCAACTCTTGTTTTACTAAAAAATCAGAATCTAATAGAGAGTTGACAAAATTGACAACTTCTGACGAAGCATACCATACATAAAAAGAAGCCCCCTCTCTCAGATAATCAGCAACTGAATCAAAGGCACTTTTTAAAAACTCATAAAATTCACTAGAAGTCTTATTATCGTTTTGAATTTTTAACGAATCTTCTGTTTTTCCTTCGTAATTTACGTTATACGGCGGATCGGTAATGAGAAGATCTGCTTTATCTCCGTTCATCAATAATTCGAGATGCTCTTTATTTGTACTATCACCACACATTAATCGATGATTACCTAGTTGGTAAATATCCCCTAATGTTGCTTTAGGTTTATCCGGAAGCTCAATTTCAAATTCATCATCTATCGCTTCGTTTTCCATATCCAACTTCATATCATATTGTTCGATAACGTCTTGTATTTCTTCTTCAGCAAATCCGGATAAGTCAAGATTTTCAGCATCTAACTCTTTTAATAACAAAGCCAGTTTATCGTCATCCCAATGACCAGAAATCTTATTGAGAGCCACATTAAGAGCTTTTTCTTTATCAAGAGGCAAATCTACCACTGATACTTCTATCTCTTCATACAGTTCCAAATCTTTAGCCACAGCAACACGTTGATGACCGCCGACAAGATTTCCTGTACGTTTGTTAAAAATTGGCGGATCAACGAATCCAAATTCGAGAATTGATTGTTTCAGTTTTTCATACTCATTCATTCCTGCAGTAAGTTCGATTCTCGGATTATAATCAGCAGGTTTTAAATCTGCCAACTTCATTATTTCGATTTGCATTCTAATCCCTCAAATTCTTGTTAATATTATTTTGAATGTTTGGTTCATCAAAGAAACCATGACCGCAATAAATAAGTTTGCATTTATCAATCTCTTTTGGCGTAGCTTCTCTGGTCATTTCAATGATGGAGTACTTCTTTTTAATTTGGACTGATTGGACAACTCTAATTGGATCATCTGTATTTGGCTGTGGATACCTATTTGTTAGTGATACATACCAGTAGTTTCTCATTTGACTTTTCTCCTTCTGCGAAAAGGAATAACTTCATTGTTTTCCTTTCGTTTATATGTATCGCTCTTTATTGGTCTCCTATACTTTCGTACTATCTCACCGTTACCATTTTGCACAGTGATTACTTCATACTTCTGTTCTAAGTATTGTGGTCTATACATTGTTGTTACCTCCTTTGTGCAAAATAAAAAGACCACTCAAAGAGTGATCTGTAATCCTTTTTATTCAATATTGATGAAGACATAAATTATTTATTAATTTCCTTACTAATATTTGAAAAAAGCTCTTTAAATATACTAAGCATCCCGTATAATGCTGTTATTAATAAACTAAGCCATGATGAGTACAATATAGTTTCGTCGAACAAATTCAACAAATCAGAAAATACAAAAAATAACGAGATAATAGATACTAAAAAAAATATAAAAGCATCTAGCATTATTCTTTCAAGCATTTTTACATCTGTTCTTAAGCTTTTGAATAAAGGAGATTTTTCAGCCATTACAGGTATAAAGGAGACTGTAAAAAACAAAAATGCTGTTGCTAATGAAGCAAACGATAATACTGCATCAACGGACCTGTTTAAACTATCTAATTGCTGAGTAGACATTAAATCTGTATGAATAGGAAATTTCCATTGACATAAAATAAATCCAAGTACTAAGGGTACCAAATAGTCTTTATTTCTCCACAATATCATTTAAAATTCTCCTATCTATTTTTTATCATTGTCTATCCAAAGCTATAATTAATTCATTATCTTTATAAGCCATTTCTATTGAATTAACCATATTTTCCACGGTTAATTTTCCATCTCTATTTAATGGTATCTTATCATCAATATAAATCAACCGATTATTAATAAGATCAATTACTTGTTCGCGCTCGCCCGCTAGCCCTTTCAATATTAATTTATCTACATCACTTTCTTTGTTCTGTTTATTCTCAAGTAGTTCTTTACAGTATTTAACCACGTTATGAATATTTAAATTACCTGTGTATACTATTTTCTCTTTTTGCGCTTCTAATCTTTCGATTACTTTTTTATCTTTTTTAACGCTGTTTTTAGCATTAGTCAAGTTTTTAGTATCAGTGATTCTATGTATAGAAACATCTATTTCATGTATAGAATCTATTTTACTAATATTTTTCAAATCAGTATTATTAACAATGACGGATAAATCTCCACCTCTTTTTTTGGTAAGCTTATAGAAAAATTTTATTAATAAATTTTTGCTTACACCACCACGATTTCTTGGTACAATTACTACTCCGTTATTTGGATTAAACAAAATGACTGTCTCCGTTGTTGGACCTTCCTCATTTGATTCCGCGTAAACACTTCTACCATCTTGTACAGGTTGAGAAATATTATTTACAATCGCTAATTTTTGAGTATCTACTTTAGATAGACAAAAAATCCAAACCTCTCCAGTTTCACACTCTATTTTTTTTATATAACTAAACCCAACGTATAAAGAACTATTACATTTGATAAAATTTACATCTGATTGTCCGTCACCCTTTAAGCAAATATATGCTTCTTCAATTTTCTTGTTTAGAGTATTGTAATCTGTTACATTTTCACCATTTTTAAAATGTTTGTACATAAAAAAATCATAAGTTTTAGTCGTAAGTTTCACCATTTCGTTTAAACTCCTTATCAAATTAATATCTGCTACATTAATTAAATCAAAAAGAAGTCAAGAAAACAATCGCTTTCTAAACTTCTTTTCTAGCAGATATAATCATAAGGATTATGATAATAAGATACCACGAACTTACGTTCCCGTCAATGACCAACAATAGACAGCAACGGATGATAGATAATAAGAACAATTTAGAAGGAGTTGAAATTCACATCCTTATTCTTAATATTTCCGCTGCTGTCTATCGAAGCTTAATTGTGAAACAATAATAAAACGATGTTCCTTTTATTATTATTTTGTCTTAGACCTATCACTAATCTTTCGACACTACCATAATATCACGTTAAAACACTCAAAAACCCTACACTATCCCTACAAAAACCCTACAAAATCAACGATACTTAACTAATACGCCTTTTTTGTATGCTTCAGCAAATTCGATCAATGCAATGGATTTCAGCTTCTCTACATTCTTCTCTCCGTATCCTCGTATCAATTGACCTATTTCATAATTAGAGTGCTTATTTACGTCACAAAAGCTGTAGTAGAGTATCTGACGGCTAATCAGACTAAGAGCCATCAAAGCCGCTAAAATCGCGTCTCTCTCCGCTTCTATATCCATCATCTGAATGATCGCGTCTTCTGCCTTATTGCCGTGCTTCGGTGCCTTCGGCATATCCGTAATAATCGGAGACTTAATATCTATCAAAGAGCGACCTGCCATCCGCTCCAAACGCCGAAAGTTCTTCAGCACATCTCTCGCATTACATCTTGTCTGTTTGAAATCTACCTCTCGTAACAATTGCATCAAGTCAAACCGCTCCTTTATGTGATATAATAAACTTGTCGGTTTTATTACATCAGTCGGAGCGATCCGGCTTTTTTATTTGTCATTGATTAGTTCAATATCCACCAATCTCGCTACAGCTAAATTCTCTTTGCTTTTCGCTAACCACTTGTCACATTTCATCGTGTTTTCAATGCGAATGATTGCTGAGTGATTATAGAGATGTTCTACATATCCACGAAATGGATAGATGAATCCTTCTGCTTCGCAGCGAACCATGTCACCGACTTTGAATTTTGGTTTCTTACGTGTTTTAGGGTTCTTTGTCGGCATATCTAGCATTAAACCGCCGATACCATGACTACTAGCGTAGAATCCGTCTTTTAGTTTCATCTTTCTGCCTCCCATTTACGATCATCATTTAATATCGAAATCCCAAACTTACGAATAGTCTCACTCGCATCAGCAACACACTGACTTACTACTTTATATGCTTCTTCTACTGAAACTCCGTATTCTTTTTCAAACTTTGCCTTTAGTACATTCAGTTCCTGTTTTCTTAGTTTTGCTACTCTGCGGTGTCTGGTGTTCATTCCGCTTCTCCCCATTCAATTGATATATATTCCGACTGTTCCTCCTCGATAAAATCAATAATCTCAATGCCGACGATATAGCTGGCAAGGTAACTCCATTCATCTTCAACTTCTAATACATCATCTTTGTCATTTTTAAGCGTCATCTTGAACCATTCATTGCCTTCATCATCTGCAGAAAGCAATCCGAATCTAATTGGATTATCTGTCAATGTTTGATCGTATAAATCATCCTCGTCTAGTGCTAAAACATCTAGTCCTTTACAATTTCCGCCTCTGCTAAACGTAATAAAGCCTTTGTAATCCCACTGTTGAAAAGAAACTTTAATAGTATGCGTGCCCCGTCGTATATTTGGATCATAGTTTTTCATTTGCTTTCCTCCAAGTCACTCAACTTCACGAATACACCATCTACCATTTTCCCTGTGCGCCCTTTGATTTCGTTGTATGCTTGGTTCAGACACTCGTACAAATCCATATCATTTTGCATAGCTAAAATAATCAAGGTTACTACTACGTCTCCAATTCCGTCTCTTAAACCATGTTCATCTTTTCTAGCTAGAGAAGCGGCAACTTCCCCAATCTCTTCGATCGTTTTTAACATTTGCTTGCTGGAATCAGCTTGATCCAATCCCTTATCTTTAGCCCACTGCTCTACTTTTGTGATTAGTTCGTCCATTATTCATTCTCCTTTATATATTTAAGTTGGATAATACAACTTGTAACAAATGAAGCTAATGTTAAAATTGTGCCGATTGGTGTTAAAAAACCGCTTTTTATCGTATTAATTAATATAGCTACAAATATCGTTATATAGAATAAAAAGTGAATTGACGCTAACATTAAATTAAACATCTAGTCCTCCTCGAAATACTCATTCAGTATCTCTCTATACTTTTCTACAAATTTGAAACGATCTTGATGAAGTTTCTTGCTCCAATTTGTTTGCCGATCCAGCTCACGCATCTGATCGAACCCTTTTTGAATTTCTTTGTAATAAAATTCGATGTTTGCTGCTGCTTTCCAATGCCTCGATGTTCGAACTCCTGATCCTGTTTCAGCCATTTCTAACTTAACTAATTCCGCTCGTTCTTTTGATTTTTTGTCTTTCTGAATCTTCATCATGATTTTCTTGAGGATGATATCACTGTATTGTGTAATGAGATCCATTATTTCTCCTCCACATACCTAAACTGTCGTCCTTTTGAATCAATCCATAAACTCCTAGCTCTATCCCAGATAATGTTTTTGCTTAATCCAGTAATTTCAGATAACTGTTCAGCAGTACCTGTTACTAGAATTCGGTCACCATGCCAGATTGCAATTCTTCTCGGCGTTTTCCGTTTAGGCTTTTCAGTCCACATTGATTTACCGAGCTTTTGGACTTCTGCAACTATTTCTTTGTCTTCTTGCCAATTCTCAGAATGTGTCAGTTCAATGATTCGTTTCATTGCTGCTTTCTTATCCACGCTCATTCCTCCAATCGATGGATTTCCCTTCTTAAATTCACTATGTGTAAATCGATTGCCTTTCTCGCCGTTTCATTGACCATCACTGCCTTTGTTCGTTCCAGATCGTCAATCTCACGCTGAAGGCTTCGAATACGTATTTGAATTACTTCTTCTGTTGTCATGATAGACCACCTCTTTAAAAACGCTCTTCCTTGAACGTATTCCGATATTTTTTGGCTAATATCAACGGTACTTGATATTGATGACAGAACAACTTTGCCTTGATCTTAAAGTCTTTTGTCTGCATTCCTTTAACATCTACGACTTTGACAAGTTTGCCGTTTTTATAAAATGTGAAGTCGGGAATATACTCGATCTTGCGATACTTCTTTCCGTCTAGTTCAAATTTCGGCATCAGCTCAAATCTTTCCTGAAGTTTTACTTTCCAGCCATTCGCTTCAGCTTGCCACAAGGCTAGATCGTAATACTCTGCTTCCGCGATAGAATCAAACTTGATACCTCGATGAACAGTTTTTTTATTACGGTATTTATTCATGCGATACTACCTTTCACTGGTTTTATGCGCTTGTCTGCTGTTTGTTGGAATTTCAGCGCATAACCTTCTGAATTCTTAAATATCCTAGAAACAATTCTTTCACCGTAGGCTTCTCTTAGTTCGGGACCAGATAAGTTTGTTGTGATGATCGTTGCCTTGTTCTGTCTGGCTTCTAAGAGTGTGTTTAACGTGTTGTTTGTAAACTGCCTACTATTTGATACCCCGCTACCTAATTCAGCTCCAATATCGTCAAAAACCACCAAATCAGTTGTTTTGATATCGGCTATAAGCGATCCTTCAATTTCTTTTCTCAGTTCAGCATTGTTATAGGAAAACTTTATTTGCTCTAATAACTCTTGATAGCTTATAAAAAGTATTTTCTTGTCATAATTTGAGCGCTCAAGTATTTTCCAAGCTGTAGCCATTGATAAGTGGCTTTTTCCGCTTCCTGATTTCCCTGATAGAATGAAATGTGCAGGATGGTTCAGTAGGACATCATTTACATAGCTTTTAGCTCTTTCTAAAGCAATTTTCGTTTCTTGGTCCACTACGTGATAATTCTCCATTTTGCATTTAAACAAAGTTTTATCTGTTAATACCGAACCATTTTGAAAAAAACTCAACGCTCGTGCTTTTAAGCTGTCGTTATATATCCGTTCGGTCTGTATATCCTCTTTCACACGTAACGCTTTATAACCACAACTCATGCATGTTGGTTTACAACGTTCTGAACCATCCTTATTTTTAGCTCGCCAACTATACAAAGGTTCGCTACATTCTGGACATCTTCCGCTTTGCACTAATACTCTTCTTATTAGCTTCTCCATAGCATTTGCTAGGCTTTCCATGTGATGCATCTCCTTTTTTAAATTGGCAAGTCGTCATATTCACTAGGATTGCTGTACTGTAGTTTTTGACTTTGCTTTTTATGATTCTTCTTATCTGCTTTGATTTCGAATTTGAGCTTCTCAAATTTTTCTCTCAATTTCTTAGCACTTCTAATATTTCCAAACCAAAATTCATTTGTAGGTAACCAATTGATCACATACTCAATCGCTTCTATAGATGCTTTATCTCTTTCTTCCATCAACCTGATTGTGTCTGCCCATTTTTCGATATCTACTTTAGTCATTTCTTTTGGAAAATCTTCAGTTAAATTACTTTGCAACTTTTTAGCAAGGCGTAAGTGTTCGTCAGAATACTTACCTTTCTTTTCTTCTTTATCTATATCTATATCTATATCTTTCTCTAACTCTATCTCTAGGCGACCTTTTCCAGACAACTTCTGGACATTGTCCTCCTTTGCTCTTTGGATTCGTTTTTGCCTAGCATATTCAGTCTCTGATCCTACTAATTCACTTAGCTGATTTAGATATATCTCTCCGCTGTCCAGTATTTTTATTAGTCCGATTTTGTTGAATAGATCCATAGCGACTTTCACTGTGTCCGTATTTGAATTTGTTAGTTTTGCTAGAGATTCGGGATCGTAAGGTATCATCAGATTACCTACATTTCTAACTAGTATTCCTTCTGTCTTTAGAGATTTAAGACAGAGTTTCAGATAAAATAAGCAATATTCTTTACCATTGGGTTGTTCTTCCAACCATTCGATGGTATCTTCTTCGAAAAAATCTTCTTTTAATTTAAGCCAGTAATAGCGTTTCTTTTGTTTGTCTGACAATTCAGTACCACCTTTCCCTTATCCTCCGATATTTAACTTTTTGATTGTCTCCTGATTTAACTTAATCCCTTTGATTTGATATTTATTTTTGAAATTGATCACACCTATCTTGTGCTTCTCTGTGTGATGGACTCTGCAGAGTGCTGCAAATGTGTACTCTGAATGATCAACTTCTTTGCGCTTTCGTCTTCCTAGCGCTTTGTCAAAGTGATCGATATCGGCTCCTGTTTTGCCACAGATGCAGCAGACTCTTTTTGTGATGCATTTGTAGAAGTAATACTCTTGGTTCGCTGGTAAAATCTCATAGCCTTCTTTGAAAGGAATATGATGTTCAAAGATGAAATCTAAGATGATATTTGCTAAGACGTTAGCATCGCTTACAGTTGTATTCGATTCGTCTTTGAGGCTTATTTTGCGCCCTGTGACACCTTCAAAACGGAAGTAGAAGAATTCCTTCCAGAAGTCCGTTGGCATGCCTGTATCGATGAAAATATCGCCTATGAGCGCATAGATGAAGTTTCGTTGCTGTACTGTGAAACGTCTAGGATCAATAAAACGAATTTCAATGACTCGATCGCCATCATATCCGTCGTACATCGTCTTCAAACGTTCGATGTTCACTTCTTCATTGATGGTTGCGCCTATGTCTTTCCCTTTGAACTTTTTCAGAACCGCTGAATATGAATCGATTAATGGTCTAAACACTCATATCACTTCTCTTTTGTTTCTTCTCTGTACTGATCTTCAAGCCAATTAACGCCTCGTTTTAGAATGCCCAAGTCTCTCTTGGTCCATTTACTGTCATCAGCGGTTATAGAAGCCGCATCAGTCAATGCAACAATTGCTTCATCAATTGATTTTTCGTACTTGTTAGCAACCAGTTGTAAAGCATCCAAGAATAGCTTTTTGCTTCTTTGAGTAGCTGGTTCAAGCATCGAGACGTCTTCTGGCATATCTTCACCAGCAAATATATATAGCCCTAGCCCAAACATTGCTAGATTTTTTACAAGACAGCGCATGATCGTTTTGTTGATATCAAACATAGTTGCTGCTTCAACTCGCTTTTCGATTTTTCCAACAATCTCTTTTTTCTTCGTTTCGTTATTCCACTGATAATCATTGACTTCGTAGGTATATGGCTCATCTTTCATTGCCTTGTTTGCACCATCCATGACTGGTAACCACATGTCACGCTTTACTCCGTTGACTGTGATACTGGTAAAAACCATATAGCCTGTTTTTTCATCAAAGAGGTATGGACGATGCGTTTCTGGATCACGATAGATTTCGTAGTCTACTTCTTCGCAGATTTTGCTGACTTCTGCCCACGCCCATGCCCAGGACAGATAAGTTAGTTTGTTTCTTTTTTCGACAACATCATTGACGGTTATCTTGTACAGACTATTGAATAATTTGTTATCATTGCGTTTCGTTCCTTCACTCATCAAATTCTGCCTCCATTTCAGCAATGTATTTCTTACCTGGTCCGTAATAAGAGATATCGATCAAGTTATCCCTTTCATACTCTTCTAGCGCATCAATCAAGCCATCTTCGATGACATAGATATATTCAGGTTTTTTGGACTTCCTCGATAAATGGATAAGATAGACATGATCCCAAATGCTCACAAAATTTCCCAAGTCATCTTGATCACATGATAGTTCTTCATCCGTCAAGAGATTTCGTCTGATTTTTCGATTATTTGTTTCCTTGATATTCGATTTGCCCCAACTAGGATCAGTCAAATATTGATCTAGAGTGGAAAGTTCTTTTTCCATATGCTAAAATTCTCCTTAGATATGTTTTGTTTTGTGACTCTATGCTTTGGTCGGCTGAGTCACTTTTTTATTTGTTGCCATACTTTTTGCTTTTCGATATGCTGCTTGCTTAAAATAATAGGACGGTTATTGGTCCACCAATTATCAGCAATCACTTTACCGATTTTTAGCGCTTCTTCTCGTGCCATAGTTGCTCCTTTCTTTTGAATCAAGCAGATTGATTAAAACCATCAATGCTGCGAACAAACTTCCCCCGATAATACTTTGGTGTGCTACTATCACTAATAGCCCTAGGATGAATCCTATAAAAAGTGTGTCTGTCTTCTTCATAATCTAATCTCCCTATTTTTTATTTCTAGCATTCTCAAATCCTCAAGTTCAGAAGCGATTAGTTCAGCTTGTCTATCTGATAGCTCATCGGCTTTTCTAAGCGCTTCACGATCATCTTGTAATTGTTTCCTGCGTTGTTTAATCAAACGGAGAATTTGATGTTCTTGTTGCAATGTGTAGGACATAAAATCATTCTCCTTTGCCTTTAGAACTCAAAGTTTTCTTTCAAAAATCTTTGGAGTTCTGATCGTTCAATTCTGATGTCTAACTTACTCCACTGCTGTGTTTTTAAGCCTAAGTTTATCCAATGTGTTAATTTGTCATCACCAATGCCTAAAACTTTTTTTACCTCTGATTTGTTTGGATATGGAGGAAGCTCCACTGATTTATTCATAAGGTGTAATCGTTCTTCCAAAGAATTAAGCACTGCATTCGTGATCTGTGTAGTTAATTCGGAAACTACTAAATTATCTGGAATTGTTATTTGCATAATTTTTCTCCTTTTCTAATTCTGCTAGCACTGCCTCAATTGGCTTGATTTGTTTATCTGGCTTTCTACGTCCATTCATAATATCCGACATGTATGCTGTTGAAATACCAAGCTTTTCAGCTAACCAAGCTTGACTCTTGTCATGCGTAGCTAGCGCCACACGCACTTTTAAAATGAAGTCCTGCGACATAACTATCTCTCCTCTAATAGATCAATTTCTGGAATATATCCTTCTTTTTTTAGCGACTCATAAATGAACAAACGTCCTTTTTGAGTCCATTTTGTATTCATCACAACTTTTGTTCCACCATCAGATTTCGGAATCTCAGTTGTATGAGATTTTGTATATCCTTGTCTCATATGTTTCTTGCGTAATAACCATTGGTTGCCTACTTTTTTCTGAATACCTAGTTTATGAAGTAGTTTGTTCATCTGTTGTGGAGACATCCCATAATCTGCTGCAATCTGACTAATTGTTACTGAATCTGTAGAAGATAATATGCTATCTAAATATGAGATTTTGGGTTCGTATTCTGCAATCTTTTGTTCTGCGATTAGTCTTCCAGTACGTTCTTCTTTCAATTTAGTTGCTAATTGAATGATTGTATCTGGATTAAGCAAAGCTTCTTCTACTTTTTCTGGAGTTAGATAACCTCCATGTTTTCTAATTGCTGGCAACACTTCACTTGTTACCCAACGTTTGAATTTCTTAGCATTTGGTTGTTTGCTTCCTAAAATTAAGGAGTACAAACCTGATTCATTAATAATAGTTAACCCTCTAGGCGATTCAAAAGTACCGTTTTGGTAGTTTTGCCGATCTTCTACATCGACGTGTCTGTTAATATCTCTACTACCATTTTGGTACCCTAGAACTTTAGCCACATCTTTTCCAACAAAAAATGGTTCATCATGTATTGTTACTGTTCTTACTTCATGTTGTTCAAAGTTAAAAATTTGCGGTGTATTCATTTTTGTTCATTCCTTTCTTTGATATAGTTTATTTGATTATTTGTAAGCTAATAAAATCAGCTAATTTTGTTGACAGTTTCTAAAAAGTTTTATAGAATAAGTGCATAGTTAAATAAGCACAGAATTACCCTATAAATTAACATTCTAAGTTTCCCGACCTTGAATTTGTTTACTTTATTAGGTGTCTTTCTTATTGCTTGTTAGCTTATTAAATTAGCTTACGAACATATATTAATATAAAGTTTTGTAGATGTCAACGATTATCTACAAAGTTTTTAAGATGTGTTTTAGGCATGATCGGAGAATCATTATTATGACAACATTTGAGAGAGTAAAAATGTTAGCAGATAAACGCAAAATATCTATTGTCGAATTGGAAGAAAAACTTAATTTTAGTAAAAATTCACTTTATGCGTGGAAAAAGAGTAAGCCATCCATTGATAAACTAAATGCAGTTGCTGACTATTTCCATGTTTCAACAGATTATTTGCTAGGACGCACAGATGATCCTAACGCGGGAGTTGCACCAGAGGAAAGAAAACTAACCGTGGAAGAAGCTTTAGCATCTGTTATGAGTAGCGACGGAAAACCGCTCACCGATAATGATAGGGAAATACTATCAGCTATGATTGAAGCATATTTAGAGAAAAAAGATAACTAAATAAGTAGGTGAGTCATTTGGACAGTCAAATTGAAATGATAATTAATGAACTCGGCGTTAAGGTAGAAGAGCGTGAAAACCTTGATGCCGATGGCCATTATGTTGCTTGTATGAATACCATAGTAATAAAAGCTAATTTATCTAAGTATAGAAGACAAAGAACCTTATTACATGAATTAGGACACGCTTCTAAACATCATGATAATTATTTTTTATATAACTTAGCATTCTCTCTCCATTCAAAAATGGAATATGAGGCTGATCGCTTCATGATTGAAAAATTATTAGATAGATATATTGCAAAGTCTGAATTAGAACCACACAATATCAATTACATGAAATTTATAGAAGATAATAATTTAAGCGTTCGCTTCGAACCACTTGTGAAAGAATTATTAAAAGCTCGCATCTATTGTTATGCAGCCCTCTAAAATTTTTTAAGCAAAAAAAGAACATACGTTCAAAAATAGAAAGGTGAACAAAAATGATATATACAGAATTCAAAGAATGGTTAGAAAAAAACACAACCGGATACGAAACATTTATCATCAAAGCTACTAATTATCAAATTGAAAAAAACAAAAATAGACCCCCAAAAAAACGCTGGGATGATAAGAAAATAGATAAAGCTGTATTAGAAATGTGGAAACAAGTCGTGACTAACTTGTATCAAACAATTCGTAAAGAAAAAGGAGTTCCATTAATTAACGGGAAGGAAATATGGCTTGAATTTATAGAGGAACAAGGACTGATCGAATTTTTCAATGATAGCATGGCAGAATTAGAATTTGAATAGGGGTAATATTGATGGCAATGATAAAACAATATAAAAAGAAAAATGGCGAAAAAGCATGGTACTTTAAAACTTATCTCGGTATTGATCCGCTAACAGGAAAGAAAAAATATACTACTAAAAGAGGATTTAGAACACAAAAAGAAGCAAAAACAGCACTTTCTAGGTTAGAACTAGAATTACAAAAAACAGGAATGCCCACAAGTACAAATACTACTTTCAAAGAAGCAGCAGAATTATGGCTAGAAAGCTATAAAAAAACTGTAAAAGAAAGTTCATATTCAAGGACTAAAATAATCTTTAACAAACATATATATCCCAAATTTGGAAATATTAAGCTTTCTAAAATTAATACGGCATATTGTCAAAAGGTAGTAAATGATTGGAGTGAAAAAGGAACTTCAAAGCAGTACCCTCTTTTCATAAACTATATGAATAAAGTTTTTAAGTATGCTATAAATATTGGTTTAACATCTGATAATCCAACATTAAATTTACTTATTCCAAAGCCACAAATAGTCAAGTCCATAATCCTGTGTAAAATACTATACAATGTTTTACCGGTCTCTCATTGA